TAGACATATGAAAGGAGGAGTTGTTGCATTCAAATTCACCAAGGCAGACGGCGAGTTGCGCGAAATGAAAGGCACCCTCCAAAGTGCACTCATTGACGAACTTTCACACAAAGAGACATCGCCCAATCCACGAACGAACCCAGAAGACCTTGTTGTTTGTTGGGATGTGGAGAAAAAAAGTTGGCGTTCATTCAAACTCAGCACCCTTGTGGAATATTCTGGATTAACTGGATGAGTGACTTCGAACACCTGCTGACCCCAGCACAAAAACGCGCAACCAAAAAAGAGCAGAAGCGTCTTTCCATGATGGAAGAGATGGGTATTGCTCCAAGAAGACCTATAAAGCGCAAGCGCAAACCGATGTCCCCCGAGCAGAAAGAAGCAGCAGTCGAAAGACTGGCAGCAGCACGCGAGAAGAAGAACGCTGGCAAAGCACCAAATTGCCACCCTGACGTTGCTGCTCTCGATGACGCACATCCGCTGAGTTATAATAACACCAAGGTGATACTCAAAGACTGGCGAGAGAAATTGCGAGCAATGCGCGACCAGAAAGATTCTAAAGATACAAACGCTCGGCGTGAGTATCAAGTCGCCGAGGCATATGTCAAGAACCTCGCTATATACATCAAGGATGGAATCTACCTTGACCACAAATATGGTGCAAACAGAGAAGGGACTATGAATACCATTTGCTTGGTCCCCGCTTACAACCCAGATGGTTCTGTCAAAAGGACTCTCGGTATGTATTATCCAGACCTTGATGCAACATGGACAGAAGAATTTGCTAAAGAATATCAATAGGAGTTATTATGGAAAATGAAGAAAACACGTTGGTGGGATTAACCCGACCAACGTTTAACAGTGTAGTCGATTACCTTATGTCAAAACCATATGGTGAAGTCTCTACACTGATGCAAGAACTACAACAAGACTCGAAGGTAATTACAGTCAGTCCCACGCAAGAAGTAGAACCCGAGCAGACTTCATTTGAGTCAAACAAAGGTGGCGGTGAGGAGAGCGCAGATGAATGAGGAAGTTAATCCCAACCTCGAATTCTTGACCAAGTCCAAGTTCAGCAAGATTGTTGAACAGACGGTACAAGAAATGAGGATGACATACATTGACGCGGTGATTTATTGCTGTGAGAAGAATAAGATAGAAGTCGAAGACTCACGTAAGTATGTGTCGACTGTCATCAAGGCAAAGTTGGAAGCAGAAGCAATGAGTCTAAACTTTCTCGCGAAGTCAGCAGAGTTACCATTTGATTGATAATCATCTGTTGACATCTCATCTTGGATGCTTATAATAGAATGTCTGGTTGAGGAAACAATCAGGCATTTTTAACACACACACACATAAGGAGACATTTATGTCTAGCAACAAAACTCCATTCGAACTCAGGTTCGACATCTTCAACGAAGCAAAAAGTATACTCAGTGAGCAATACTACAGTGAAAGAGAAGATGCACTTTCTCGTCACCAGATTGAGACAGAAGCGGGAAACAAACCCGAATTTCCAGAACTACCATCATACCCATCCTTTTATGCGATCAGGGATATGGCAGCGCGTATAAACAATTTCGTGTCTGATGGCAAATAATAATCATCCGTTGACATCTCAATCCCATTCGGTTATTATAGATACTCTTGGCGAATACTGCCAAGAACGCATGACGAATACTGTCAGGCAAACACAAACTATACTTCAGTTATATAAGGATCCAATATGGATATTAGTAAATTAAAATCTCGTCGTTATGACATTAACAAACTCGTTTCTGCTGCGCAAGAGGCAGGTGGTGGTGATAAAACCGACCGAAAAGACAACCCCGACATCTGGAAACCAACTGTAGACAAAGCGCAGAATGGTTACGCTGTCATTCGATTCCTCCCTTCCGAAAGTGAAGTCCCTTGGGTACGCTATTGGGACCACGGATTCAAAGGTCCAACTGGTAAGTGGTACATCGAGAAGTCCCTGACTTCACTCGGCAACCAAGACCCACTGGGCGAGTATAATACCAAACTTTGGAACTCTGGTGACGAAGACGATCGCAAAACCGTTCGCCTTCAGAAACGTCGACTTCACTATGTTTGCAACATCCTTGTGGTATCAGACCCATCTGCTCCTGAGAATGAAGGCAAAGTCTTCATGTATCAGTTCGGCAAAAAGATCTTCGATAAGATCCAAGAGATGATGAACCCTCAGTTTCCTGGAGAAACTCCTGTAGACCCGTTTGATCTTTGGACTGGAGCAGACTTCCAGTTGAAGATTCGTCAGGTTGAAGGTTATCGCAACTATGATCGTTCTGAGTTTAAAGCACCAAGTGAATGTTGCAATGGTAACGAAACTGAATTACAAACTGTATGTAATGGTCTGCATGACATTAACCAGTTTGTTGATCCAGCAAACTATAAGTCGTATGACGCACTACAAACTAAACTGTTTGAGGTACTGGGTCAGACCGCACCAAGCACTGTCAAAGGTGACGTTGCTATCGACACAGTAGCAGAGGCACCTTCCGCCCCCACTGCTCGTGAACCAGAAGTTGCTGTGAGTGCTGCTGCAACTGCTGAAGAAGCAGGCGACGGTGGTGATGAGGATGCATTCTCATACTTCCAGAAGTTGGCCAACGCTGACTAACATTTAAATCTGTTCAACTATGGCACCCTTCGGGGTGTCCTATCGGCGGTATTATCACCGTCATTAAACCAAAAATTTGGAATAGACAAGACATAAATAAATTGTGTCCAGATAATCTGGATTTTTGAATCATTTAATACATAAGGAATTATTATGAAAACAACTTTAATCTGTGGGGCAGTCACTGCCGCATTATTCGCTGGCAATGCTGCTGCCAATACATTCGTTGAAGACCTGTCACTAGACGGTTCTCTTGCTGTGACATCCGACTATCGCTTCCGTGGTATCAGTCAGTCCAACGAAGATGTTGCGCTACAAGGTTCTATCAACCTTAATCACACATCAGGTTTTCATGCTGGTGTTTGGGGTTCTTCAATCGACTTCAATTCTGTCGGTAACGATGAAGCAACCCTTGAACTAGACTACACTGCTGGATATACATTTTCAGTATCCGATGTTGCGGTTGATGTAGGTTACATCTACTACACCTATCCTAATGACGGTAGCAACGACAACAACGACTACGGTGAAGTTTACGCTGCTGCTGATTGGAAAGGCGTTGAAGTCGGTGTTAACTGGACTGATGACGGTTATGCTAAAAGCGGTAAGGCGACATATGTCTTTGCTGGATACAGTCACCAATTTGGTATCGTAACTGTTGGCGCACAAGTAGGTGAAACTTTCTTGGACACTGCTACCTTTGCTAATGGTGATGACAAGTATTTCAACTTTGAAGTATCTGGTGCGGTAACTTTACTAGAAAAGTTAGATGTAGAAGTCGCATATGTTGGAACCGACTTGAGCAAGAATGATATCGGTGGACTTGACTGGGCAGAAAATGCTGTGGTCGCTACTGTTACTCTTAATCTCTAATATTTTCTGCATGATCCTTGAAGCACCCTGCGGGGTGCTTTTTTTATTCTTTAAAAACCGCCCACCATTGTATATAAATAAACGTATGAACGAAACCTTATTCAAAGTATACAAAGACCAACTGGAAGCAGAAGGACTGGACGCCAACACAAAGGCGTCTCGCGATTGGTTCTTTGATAAGATGAACGAGATCGGCAACGTAAATGTTGACCGAAATGCGATACGAAGTCGGTTACCAGTTGCGGCAAACTATTTCATTGGAAGGATGTACATGTTCTTATACAAACCAGAGAATAGGTTAACATTAAAATATTATGACAGATTCCCCCTTGTGATAATGTTGGAACACTATAAAGAAGGATTTCTTGGATTGAACCTTCACTACCTTCCTATCGACCTGCGCCAAAGATTGTACTACAACCTCATCCCCCGTGCAACAACAGAGAAGTTCAATAATAGGACGAGACTCAAGATTAACTATCAGTATCTGCTAGGGAAGACGTTCTTGCGCGGACACAAACCCTGTGTGAAGAGGTATCTGTACTCCGGCATAATCGGCAAGGTTGCGAATGTACCTGCTAATGAATGGGAAGTAGCGGTCCATCTACCAACAGCATACTTTAAGAAAGCAACTGCAAGCAAAGTACATAAAGAGAGTAGGATGTCGGCAAGGAAAATAAAATGAGCACATTTAGCACAGACACGTTGCGCAGCACCATTATAAAACAAAATGGGTTGGCTTCTAACAACCGATATCGGATTGTACTTCCAAGACTCTCGGGTAATATAAAGGCAGACGGAAATGTAATCAACAAAGAACCCGCTGACAGGGAAGATCTGGGAACACTTTGTACCAGTGCTAGATTGCCTGGAAAGGTTCTGTCTGTTGTAGATAGAAACATTGGATTAGAACAGATCAAGATCGCCAATGGTTTTACTTTCAGTGACGCGAACCTGTCATTTTACCTGACCAACGAATACTCTGCGAGAAAATACTTCCAAGAATGGATGGATTGTGTGGTCTCGCCTAAACCGCCATTCACAGCAGGTTTTCATAGCAACTATGCGAAGAGAATTACAATTGAACAGATGGACAGGGATAGCAAAGTCATCTATACAGTTGAATTGATCAAAGCATACCCGACATCCATATCGGAGATAGACCTAAATAATCAAGCACAGACCGCTGCATTAGAGTTGACCGTGTCTCTGACATATTCAAATTACATCATAAAAGATAACACCAATTGAACCGGAGTTTATAATGGCATTACCGAAGATTAACGAAACGCTGAATTTTAATATGACAATCCCGTCGACGGGAAATAAAATTAAGTACCGACCATACCTGGTCAAAGAAGAAAGGATACTTCTGCAAGCATTCGAGTCGAAGGATATGCAGATGTGTTTAGTTGCAATGTCTGACACGTTGACGGCATGCATAGACCCAAGGGAAAATATAGAAGTAGATAAACTCTCTACATTTGACATAGAGTATATGTTCACTCAACTGCGCGCGAAGTCTGTGGGGGAAACCTCTACGATATTGATTTCTTGTTCTGTTGATGACTGCACCGAAAAAAATGAATATGTTATCAACCTTGATGATTTGAAGGTGGAAGTGTCGAAAGGAAGCAATGTTATCGTTATAACACCAGAGATATCCGTTGAGATGGCATACCCCACGTATGCGACTATGATTAAAGAAGGCACCAGAGATACGAATAAGGAAAGTCCTTCTAATCCAGTTCAGATTATGGCAGGATGCATTGCTGCTGTTCTGACCAGAGAAGAGAGAATCGAAGCAGCAGATGAAACAATAGAAAGCATGGAAGAGTTTGTCGGGAATATGACAGCAAATCAGTTGCAACAAATGGCAGCGTTTTTAGAAAATATGCCTGCATTGAAACATAATGCAGAATTCGAATGTACTAAATGCGAAAAGAAAAACAGCGTAGAGTTGAAAGGGTTATCTGATTTTTTCTAATATCCCTGTCACACGATAACCTTGTAAACCATTACAAGACCAATTTCGCTTTGATGCAACACCATAATTATAGTTTGACGGAGTTGGATAATATGTTACCGTGGGAGAGGGCAATCTACATTATGCTTCTTATTCAGTACATAAAAGAGGAAAACGAAAAAATGGAAGCAAGAAAGGCGGCACGATAATGGCAGAGAGTATACTGGAAGGCGTATCAAAGCAGTTGGTTATATTCAATAACAACTTACCCAACTTGATGGACGCGCAATTCGAGACTATCGAAGGCACGTTTGAGAGTCTTGCGGAAGTCAACGGCAACGCGATGGATCTCATGGCACAGACCCTCCTGCGTATTGAAATGATCATGCTCGACTTCCTAAAGGTCATTCCCGCTACGGTTGAAGAAGGGTTTGACAGATCTATCGCATTAGATCTGTTCTTAGAAAAAAAGAGAAGTCGTGATGAAGACCCTGTCAATAAGAAACCCAAAAAAAAGGGGAATAAATTCATATCTGCATTCAACGAGGGGAAAGCAGAGGTAGAAAAAGAAGGGTTTGTGGAAGATATTATCGATAAATGGTTGCCACTCACTGCCCTGATGGCATCAGCTGGCACAGCGTTTGCCGTGTTAAGCACTGTGATAGTCCCTCTTCTCCCCGTGATCTTGGGAGTTGCTGCTGCAATTGGCGCATTGGTATATGTCTTCATGACAGCACTCGATTATTTCAACAGCAACGAAGGTTCCCTTGGTGATAAACTTCTCGCTGGAATTGAAGGAATTTTTCAGGCCATATTGAGAATAGTAACGTTGCCTATCGATCTGCTTGTGGGAGCGATAACCACAATTCTTTCCACAATTGCCACGTGGATACTTGGCGAAGGAAATTTTATCAGTAAATTTCTAGACGACTTTTCAATATTTGATATCCTTTCTGGGGTCTTAAGCGATGTCTTCGCATTCATCGGCGACATAGTTGATTTTTTCGTCGACGTTGGCAAGACGATAGGTGGTTATATCTCCAAAGTCTGGGATTCTTTCGAACCTGCACGGAAAGGCATGGCAGCAATGTTCGCCGGAATCGGTAAGTTCATAGATTGGATTATATCTATCGGAAAAATCGCAGCAAAGTTCTTGGGTCTATCACTTCCCGAAGGTGATGACGAAGAACAAGGAGAATATGTTTCACCGATAGAATTGTCCCGAGGGCAACAAAATGATGCTGAAAGATCAGCGAAAGACTCTGGTCTTTATGAAAAGAATACAATCGGTCTCACAGGCAATGTTGAATCAGTGGTCGATGAGTCGATGCTTGGGAGTGCCACAGCAGAACAACTACAGGCAATAGTCAACGACGGCGACATCTCTGACATGCAGATGGAATTGGTTAAAGACATGTTGGCGTTAAAGACAGGAACCACCCGCACTGACGTCACCACCACCACGACCTACCTGCCATCCACTCTCACTGGCACACGCTATAGCGAGGACGAAGAGGCGTCTTCTGCGGGTGATTTGGGTAATGCAATAAAATCCGTCAGACCCGCAATGGACGCAGGAGAAGCAGCAGATGCAGAAGTGAAGGCAGCAGCATCAAAGAAAAAACGAGATGAATTTTTGGCATCAGTCCCACCCGAAGAACTCGCAGCGATCAAAGCAGAGATGGGTCTCGGTACAAGTGATGTCGAAGTTGTCGAAACTGACCAACACAAATTGAATCAGTTTGCTGCGCAAAACCGCAAGTCGCATCGCAGGGCAAGAGAGGCTGAGGTTTACTCGCAGAAAGAACTTACCAGAATGGCACATGAACAGCAAGCAAATGTTAGTCCAGAAGTGGCCGCTGCTGCGGCACGGCAAGCAGCTTACAAAGCGAGCGGTGGAGCACCGGAGACGGGGTCTCCCATCAGCATGCTGTCCCCCAACGCGGAAGGGGAGGCGAACATCAAGTCCATGATGAACAATAATGTTACGCCACCCACTGAAGAAGAATATGCCGACATGCGATCAAAGGTAATGTCTCCTAAAAATTATGATTTGTCTACGATCACTGCCCCCGTCGATGCCATAAATACAAGACCAGGATACCAAGAAAAACTGGCCAGCGAACGTCTGCGGAAGAAAGGCACAGTTGCTACTGCTATGACTCGTTCACTTCCACTGCCCGCAGACATGTATCAAGATTATCAAGTTAAACCTGCAATGGCACCGCTCTCTAGTGCGGGAGTATCAACAGACCTCGGTGCCCAGTCAGTTAAGTTGAATGATAACAAGTCCGCTGTCGCTGCTACACAATCTGCTTCGAACACAGTGGTGAGTGCTCCATCTACAACAAACGTTGAGAACAAAACGATAAATTCTGGTCCAATACCATCTGCTATGGACAGGAGTGACCGTACCCACAGGAGAAAGGGCACTACCTAATCTTAGGTTTCTTGCGATAGGGTGCCATTGGTTTTATTTTCTTAATGGTTCCTGGAGTTTTCTTGAGTATTCCCATTTCGGTCAACTCCACTTCTGTCCAAATATCAAAACCATAACCATTCTCTTTGGCAATTTTCTCTGCTGCTTCCCACTTATTGCGGTTCTTGATATAAGCGAATGCCTCGTTTAGTCCCCTCTTTGATCGAGGGTTCTTTGATTTTGGTGGTTCTGTTTGCCTTTTGGGTTTTACTTCGACGAGTAGTATGGTTCCGTTTTTGAACTTAATCCAGAAGTCCATGTGATAGTTGTGGTACTTCTTATCAACCTCATAGAAGTATCTTATTATAAAGTCTTCACTGTTCCACTCTGCAACGCCAGCGTTCCCGTCGAGATATTTCATGACACTTCTTTCCCAACTGCTTCTGTACACAACGTTATGCTCATCACCCTTATACTTATTTGGGTGTTTGACTTTGTATTTGCCTCGATAAGTCTTGTTCATGGTGTATAAATAAGTGGAAAGATAATAATATTTATAGGGATACAAAATGGCAGAGATAACCTTCCCAGAAGATATCGAAACATATAAAGGCCAGGTACGGTTCACTTTGGTGGATAATGAGGATCAAGTTATTACAGGCAGACAAGTCAACCTGTTCTTGCCTACGGGTTTGCAGTATTCTGATAAAGTAGAGTACGAGAATGCTGATCTTGGCGGAGTCGGCGCAGTAATGGCAGGCGGCGCAGGAAATACAATGGGTGGTGCTCCTTCTGAGGCAATGGGCAGCGAAGATGTACGAAAGAGTATTATGGCATCCATCGCATCAAAACTTGGAGATACTACTGGACAGATTGGCCGCGCAAGAACAAAGACCGCACCCAACCCAAACACACGTGCCTTATTTAAACAGGTTCATCTCCGCTCTTTTTCATTCCAATTCAAACTTATACCAACCACGGAAACAGAAGCAAACAAAATCACTAATATAGTTAAACTGTTTAGAACAGAGTTGTACCCCGATGAGATACCTTATACCGTTCCAGTGACGGGATCCATCATAAGTGTCGGTTATAATTTTCCGAATAGGTTTAAGATAGAGCAGTTTTATGATAACCGTTTAAATATACACGCACAGAAGATCAAACCAGCATACCTTGATTCTTTCACCACAAACTATAATACAACGACCCAAGCATACTTTCAGGGCGAGAACGGCGCATATTTTTCTGAAGTTGATATTGCCATGACCTTTACTGAGTCTAAGACTCTTTCTAGAATAAGTATAGGAGAGGGATTCTAAAATGTCTGGAACTAAATTTTTCAAGAACTTCCCTGAAACCGATTATCGTTTTGGCGATAATGAACGTCCAGTCCCATTCGATAATCTTTCGGTGTATATCGATATCTTTGATCAAGTTCGTGAAGATTACATCTATTATGAATCATATTATATAAAGAACAACCAAAGACCCGATCAACTCTCGTATGAAATTTATGGAACGACAGACTACTATTGGACTTTCTTTTTATCCAATGAACACCTGCGCGTTCACGGGTGGCCACTTGACAATTCTGAGATATATGCTCAGGCAAAACTCTATTACCCCAATCAATCGATCTCTACTAACGGTGTCAGCACAGGTTCCAGCACAAACGAATTGGGGGTCAGAGCAACAGACCCTCTTTGTGTTAGCACTAAGTTCATTCCAGGTGCATGGGTTTGGATACCCAGCACCAGACAGGTCGTACAAATATTACGGATTGACCAGCAACTCGCCACCATCTATCTAGATACAAAGGAACCAATCTCATCTGGATATGGTGACA